AATTTTTTGATATTTGTTAGTGAATACTGTATCAAAAATTACATTACTTTGTTCATAAGGTTCACCTGGGTCTACATAACCATCGGTATAACCATTAACTAAAGCACCCCAGTCGATTTGGTCTTCACCATAACCTACTGAGTTTCTAGCAGTTTCTGTTTTTCTAACAATAGAATGTTCAGGTCCTCTTTGAAGGAACTTGTCTGAGAATGGGTTTAAGAAATTTAAATTCATATTAGTTGCCTCTTATTTTGTTAAGTTTTTATTATCCATATAGATATTTATACGCATAAATAAGATAGAGTAGGTATACAACATGAACTATACAAATATAACATTTGAATCATTATTAGAAGATTTTAAAAATAGATTAGCATCTGATCCAAGATTTGCTAATATCAGTTCTGCATCTATCTATCAGATGTTTATGGAAATGATATGTGCATGTATGGATATGACTAACTATTATATGCAGAGAACTGCAGAAGAGTCTTATATTGACACTGCACGTCTAGATAGTTCTTTAATCAAGTTAGGAAAGAATTTGGGATATAACCCAAGAAGAAGAGTACCAGCTAAGTGTAATCTTCACATTCAGATTAAAGGACCTCTTCCTAAGGCATTAAAAGCAGGTGACTCAGTAGTCTTTAATCAAGACGCTGTTGACTTGGTATTCCAAGGACGTCACTTTATTTTGGACTCATCTTATTCTTATACTTTCCAACCAGAAGATTTGGAAGGTATTGAAAGTACTTCTTGGAAGAAGACTCTAGAATTAGCATGTCCATCTCAATATGTGCATTATATGCCTCTACAAGGTAAGACTCTATATAACGCAGCTAACTTAGTTCCTATATCATGTTTCCAAGGCGTAAAAGTTGTTAAGGAAATTTTGGGTAATGCTAACATTTCTAAGTTAGGTAAGATTGCACAGTATTATGATATTGATGATATTACATTCTCTAACTGGTATGGTAAGAGAGACCCTTATGCATTCTATAAGGGCAATTATGCTCCACGTCTAAGTTGGACTAAGGTTGGTATTGGTGAAAATGAAGATGAAGCTTTAGCTGATGACCACGTATTTGAAATTGAAGAAACTTCAATTTATCTAAATGAACATCTACAACAGATGGAAAATATACCTGCTACTCCATTGAAAATTTGTCAGATTGAAACTAACTATGATAAAACTGTAAGAGTTAGATTTGGTAATGACAACTATATGGTATGTCCAGGTTTGACAAAGAAGAATCAGAATTTGTATGTACAGTATTTGCAGACTGATGGTAAGGAAGCTAATCAGACTGGTACAGCTGGCGCACAAATGACAAATAACAATTCATTCTATCTGCAGCATAAGGGTGAAATTATTGATATTACAAATAACATTACCTTTATCATCGCTTCTGATATTTACCAAGGCGAAGAATTCGAATCACAAGATAGTATTAGAATTAATGCTCCAGCATACTTTGCATCTAGAAATAAGTTAATTACCAAGGGAGACTTCATTTCTTACTTCCGTGGTTTATCTACTCCTATCAATGTTCAAACAGCATTGGTATTCGGTCAGCAAGAAATTGAAGACTTTGATAATAAGCTTTATAAGTATGTTCAGAACTATGTGTTCTACTCTTTAATCGGTCACATGTATGCAAAGCAAGGTGGTAATTATTATCCACGAAATGTATTGACTGATAAGGATGATGTTGATGATCCATTCTCATTATATTCTGATGAGTACTTGGACCATATTGCAGATTATGTCAAGATGATTAAATCATTTGATGGATATTATAATCAGCAATATAATGATACTCCACAAGAACAGTGGTTGAAGAACATTAAGATCATTAGAGACAATTGTCAAGATAGAATGGAAATCAATAGTAGAATTCTATCAATTCCTCCTATGGTTCAGTATTTCGATTTAGTTGGTAGAGCTAAAGTTAAATCAAATACAAAGCTTCAGGAATATAAGACAGAAATTGAAAACAAGATTTATGAATATCTTGATAATAGAAATGGAAGTACTCAGAAGATTTACAAGTCAGATTTGATTAAGTTCTATACTGATCATGATGATACTATTTCAGTAGACTTAGATTTGAAGGTATCTAATATAGTTCGTTCTGATGCAATACAATATCATTGGGAAAATCCAGATTTAACTGGTCATGCAACAACATACGGTGCTGGATATTTATCTCAAGATGCATCATTAGATTCTTTGTCTCAGTTTGATTATTCTAAAGATGCTGTAGATAAGAGTTTAGGTGTAAATTGGAGAAACGTAATTAGAGTCACTCAGAAGGACCTATATAATTCTTACTTAGATCCAGATATGTTGGAAAGTGCAAGAGTAATTATGCACTTGACAAATATCTATAAAAATAATGTTCAGAAGGAAGAAGAATATATTATTAAGATTGATAAGGTAATTAAAAAGAATGCTGACCAAGATGAAGCATATTACGAAATTTGTCCTCAGAACATAATGTCATTTGATTCAAATTATGTAAATACTTTGAAGATTATCATTGATGTTCCTAAAGAAAGTGACTTCTTTAGTAAGTCTTCATTCTCAATCTATAAGACAGATGAATATAAATTAAAACAGACACAGATTTCAGGTATTGAAAGAATGTTGAATAACTGGTTAAATCATGGTTTGGTAATTGAAGAAGCTGACAGAGCAATTCCACTTCCATATAAGGTTTACGCAAATGAAACAGTCACTCGTGAAGAAACCTATATGAGAAAAGGTTATGAATTGACCAACTATGAAAACACAATTTCAGAAAAGGCATTCTGGATGTATTTCGTTCCTAAGATTATTAGAACATATTATTACAAGCATATTAAGGAAGATACATCTATGGATTCACCATGGTGGAAGGCAATTACAATTCTAATTCAGGATTTGTATTGCTTATGTAAGCCAGCATTCTGTGATAATATCTTGGATGATGGTAATAACATTGTAAACTTCTCAATGTCAAATGAAGTTGCAGTTGTTAGAGTAAATGTTGAATATGGTTATGACACAACAGGTTAATAGATGAATTACACATTAAACGAAACATTTGAAATGAGTGGTTATACTGCTCATATTGAAGCAGACAAGAATTTGTCTTCTATGATAACTAATAGTTTCATGATGACTGTTAGAGATATATTGTCTAATGAATCTGTTGTTTATACAAAGAAAGACTTAGCAAGATTAGGTATTACAGACACAACTGGTACTGACCCAGATATGTGGTTAATCAACTCATGTATCAAAAATAAGGGTATGCTAATAAACTTCAATGGTTCTACATGCACATTCAAACAAATTATTCCTTGTGTTCATCATCAAGGTGGTTTGAATGTTCCTATTGGTTATAACTCATCAGAAATTACAATTTCTTTTGATGACAATCCTGATAATGATATTAAGTTCTATAGTAAGCTTCTACCATTCTTTATTAGAGATTTACCAAGAACAGATGATGGTGCAAGTGAACCTATCATTGAAGACACATCATTTTCTGGAAGAGTTGATTATGACTTTGATAAAATGTCAAGTGAAGAAAGACTTAAACTTGGCATGATGAGTACAAATATCGAATATAACTCAGTAGGTGATTTATATGTAAACAATGACAAAGGTCATATTACCAAATATGAAAAAGGAAAACCTGTTTCTACTACTATCAAAACAACACCAAAGTATTATTCTGATGTTTCAGCTTGTTACGTAACAACTGAACAGATAGTTGATGGTAAAGGTAGTATTGAACCTAATTATAATTCAATTAGAAGTTATATTAGAAATGATATTACAAATGAAGAGTCACGAATTGATTATGCTCCTAAACCAGGAGAACAAGGAAAAGAACAAACTATAACATTTTTTGATTGTGAAAGTACAATTGTATATGATGGATTTAGACAGTTTTTCGATGATACATATTTTAAAGGACAATATAGAAGAAATATTGTTGGTTTTGATTTAGGCTTCAATAACTATGGTATTCATAAGCTAGATATTGATAGATTAATAATTGATTTGACTGATAAGCAATTCGATTCATTAACATTCCATATCGAAAACCCTAATGTATTAGATGGTGAAAATGAACATCCATTAAATCATCAACAAATTATTTACAAAGTATTTTTCTCTAAAGGTACAAAGAATGAAAGAGGAGAATTTGAATTTTTACCATGGGAAGAAGTAACTAATACATCTAAAGTAATAAATGTAGATGATAAATCAAGTATAGATAATTATATTAATTTAACCGTTACAAATTTTGACCCTTCATGTGGATATAGAATTGAAGTACAAGCTTGGTTAGATACAGCTATTCCAGGTTATTCTAGTGATTTAGTTATTGATGAAACTAAAGCAGTTCATGGTCCTAATCAAAGTACAGATGTTTATGATAATAACTATGAACCTCTTAAAATAGAATATAAATGTGTTTTGCAAGATTCATTATGGTCAAATGATTTATTTTTCAGTGAAATTACGGCAAAGTATTTGAATAGAAAAGACCAATATACTTTGTCAAAGCCAGTAAGATTGGATAATGATCAATATTGTCTAGTAAAATTTAAAGTTATTAACAAAAATTATAATAAAGAGTACTATAATCCTTATGATTATAGAATTACAGTTAGTATGTCTAATAAAGTAAACATAGGAACTGAAGCTAAATTAAAGATAGATGATCAGAATACAAATAATACATTTATTCCATTTACAGATACGGCACATCATTATGATGATGACGATCCAGAAGTAGAATATGTATTTTATGTTTACAATGTAAAATTAACTGATATAACTGAAAATGACAATTCACATTTTGATATTGATTTAGATGCAACAAATATAAATTTTGGTAATTTCGAATGTATATGGAATACTGTTCAAGGTGTTAAACCAGAATTTTATCTAAATGAAGTTGCAAAAATTCCAGTTGATATTTATACATCACAAGACGGTCAATCAGCAGGATATGGTACTGAATGTAAGAAGTATGTAGGAAAAAGTAGTTCAACATTTGATCCTACTGTTCCTTCAACATATACAGTAGCAGATCCTTCTCATGAATTGAATTTGTACTATGATACAAATAAAAATTTGCTCCCATCTACTTCTGAATATGGTTATATGAAATTTACTTTAGTTGACCATAATAAACAATCATTCAGAGAAAATGCAACTTTTGAAATTGATATTAAAAGTGATGATATTACTCAAGTAATTTTATATGTAATCAATGGACATTATGACCATCATTATATAATTCAAAATCCTAAGTTTGCATTAAAATCAAATCCAGATGATACAAGATATATTAATGATGGTATTATTACTTTTGAAATTTGGGATATAGAACCACAAAAAGTTAGTGTAGAATGTAATGTTTATGATTTAGAAGCAAACTATCATCCATCACACGTAACATGGACTTCAAAGAAATTTATTCCAGATAACTGGGAATTCTTTAAAGATTTTACTATCTTTACAAAGTCTAAGTTAAATTTACAAGGTGCATACGTTGGTGTTAAATCATTATATTGCACTGCTGTCAGTGTATCTAACAATGGTTTTATTGATACTAATTGGGTAAATCCAAATACAGGTGAAACAGCTTGTATTTATGTAGATGGTTCATCAGAAGATACATTTGATGGTAAAAAGATTTCAGTACAAGCATTAAACTGGTACCCATCTTCTCGTATTGTATCTATCATGGGAGATAGAGGTGATCCTCGTGGTGATGCTCAATATAGAGTTGATAATAATCAGCTTAATGGATTTGATGGATATGGCAGTGGTAATAGAATGTTTTATTCTACTTACGCTAACGCAAGATTTAAGATTGTAAACAATGACAATTTTGATTATCAAAATCTAGTTAGAGTAAGTAATGACTGTATCATGAATTTCCCAACAAATGTAACTGGTACTCAACCTATTTCTGATACTATCACTAAAGTAACTAAGACAATACCTGAATTACCAAGATTTGAAAATCTTCAGTATGGTACACAAGATGTATATATTGAAGGAAGATCATCATATACATTTGATGCAAATGGTGGTATTCAAGAATATGGTAGCTTATCAATTGGTGGTGGTGATAGTGCACAAAATTCTACTGAAGTTCACTTTAAACCTGGTGAATATCACTTCACAAGTATTTCATCTAATCCTTTTATTAAATTTATTATCGACTGTGATGGTACTAAAGGTGAATATGTAAGAATTTGTGTAAGAGACAGATGTGTATTCGCTAATAACTTCCAAGTTGAAAACGTTAATGATGACTATATGTCATTCATGATTTATTCAGAATGGAATTCTGAAATTCATGGTGGTGAAGCAGCAGTAGACGTTGCAGCAGGTCAGTTATTCTATAATTATGGTGTAATTATTGCACCAGATGGCAAAGTTAACTTTAACAATGGTGATACAGCTTGGTGTGGTGCTATTTGGGCAAAGGAATTAACTTTACAAAACGGTGTAGCATTTATTGGTAATAAAGGATTCGCATAATGGCAGGCGTTACTCAAGATATTAATAATTTTAATAAGAACAAATGGATATGCAGATTTTCTAACATGGTCGACTTTACTGACCTTGAATTAGATACTACTGTCCTTGATAACTATATTCGAACAGTCAATATTCCTGATTTATCAGTAAACATGTTGACTTCAGAATTCCAACATGAAAGACAATTGCATCCAGATCCACGTGGTGCTCGTGATTTACAGACCATCAATATGGAATTTAAGATGGATGAAGAAGGTAAAAACTTCTATTATTTCTGGTGTTGGTTAATGAGCATGAGAGCAGGTAAACCTATCGGTAAAAAAACAGCTCTTGGTGAAAAGCTGTTGAGAATGGACTGTATCGATGCTATAGAAGTTTGTCTATTAAATAACGACAAAGTAATGGTTTCAAAGATGAAATTCTGGCACTGTATACCTACTAACTTGTCAGCATTGAGTCTAGAAACTGGTCAGGCACAAGAAGCTACATTCATAGTCACATTCGATTATGAAAACATGACGCTTCAACCTGTCACTTCTGAAGAATAAAAAAAGAGAGACTTTCGTCTCTCTTTTTCTTTAACATATATTGAATTATCTATGATGACATTTTATTTATAATGCGAAGATTTGCGCAGCCTTCTGGATTTTAGCTTCCTTAACAGCAAGCGTATCATTAGTGCCATAAATCTTCAAGCAGAATGCAAGCCACTTTTCAAAAGCAGTAGAATTCATTGCATCGAACTGAGTGTCCTTCACATCATGCACCTGGATGCCATGACGGAGGAATGCCTTAAGGCGGCGATAGAATTTGTCAGTATCACAAATAGCCTTCAACTGATTTTTAGCAGCGCGAACAGGGTCCTTCTTTGTGACGCATGTGTCAGCTCTGAGCTCATCTTTAGAGTCAGGCGTATGATTGTCGTATCGCTTAGCAAAATCGACCAGGAAGCGCTTCTGGGCTTCATCCATGACGTCTTCATCATTAATATCAAGACGTTCATTACGACCAGATGCATCCTGCACCCAAGCAAAC